TAAGGTATTCGTGAGATACTTGAGCAAAGCGTCTGCGTTCATCCGTGTCTAGGTAGATGTAGTCAGCCCATAGTTTAGTGGTGTTGGTGGCGGGCATTAAAGAAGAGAAAGTGGTGACAACTTTGACCTCATGGTACTGAAGGGCGATTAAAGGAAGAGCAAGTCCTGGGTTTCTGCAGAACCAGAACTGAAGTGGTACTTTAATATTAAGGGCGGCAGTGGCTCCGGAGGCGGTTTGTGCCGTTCCACCCATAGCAGTTAATTCTTGGAAAAGGGTTCCCGTGGCACCTGTGGCACCACTTACGAGTCTGGAACTGTTTTCTTCGGTTAAGGAAGACCATACATGCATCCACTGACCAGTTTGACGGTCAATTCTTTGACCACCGATTTCAATTTCAACGTTATCAAAAATACCTGCACCTATATTGGCGGAAATGACGCCAGTAGATGTGACAGTACCATCAAATTCATAGTAGAGTCTGTAGACTAAGTCACCGTTGCGCGAAACCGTTGAGGTTACACGAGAACCTGACCCAACAGAGCCGTTGATGGTCTGTTCAATGGATTCCATCGAGAAGTTAGTGTGTCTGCGGTAGACAACTTTAAAGAAAGTGATTTGAGGGTTACCTGTAAGGTAAATATCCTGAGCTCCATAAGCGACAAGTTGCATTAATCCTCCTCCCATATTATTTATACTTTATACTTAGAAAAAAATATAAAGAAAAAATTAAAAAATAGAATATAAATATTTACAATTAAAAAAGTTTATTTACAATTAAAAAAGTTTATTTACAATTAAAAAAGTTTATTTACAATTAAAAAAGTTTATTTACAATTAAAAAGTTAACGATATCCTCTATAAAGCTTTAGTTCGAGTAAGCAAGACCACCCATACCCGACATGATGCGGAGGACGTTGTAGTTTACTGCGAAAACATCACGCGATTGATTAACACCTGAACAAGTTAGTTGGGCGTTGTCAATGCGGGAGAAGTTGCATGTTCCCGATGGTTGATGTTCTTCAGGTTTGAGGGCAAACGAGTAAACAGCAATCTGATCGGCAGATTTACCTACACCGGTCGCTGTGGATGACATGGATCCAGGACCAGTGTGGTGCATGTATACCTGCTGCTTGGTGAAATAATTAAGGGGACGAGCCGACATGCGGTCGTGACCGTTTAACTTAAGTTGATAATCACCTGTAGAGAGATCAGTCATAAGACCATTGGTCCATCCACCAGTCCATACTAATTCTTTGACGGGGTGGTTGAAGTTTAGTTCAGTGCTTCCAGAAGCGACGGAACCAGACTGGAACTGGACCTGTTCAATAAGGTATTCGTGAGATACTTGAGCAAAGCGTCTGCGTTCATCCGTGTCTAGGTAGATGTAGTCAGCCCATAGTTTAGTGGTGTTGGTGGCGGGCATTAAAGAAGAGAAAGTGGTGACAACTTTGACTTCGTGGTACTGAAGGGCGATTAAAGGAAGAGCAAGACCAGGGTTTCTGCAGAACCAGAACTGAAGTGGAATTTTTACATCTATATCCGAGGTGGTGGCATCACCGGCAGTCCCACCCAAGCAAGTTAATTCTTGGAAAAGGGTTCCAGCAGTCCCAGTGTTGCTTGAAACAACTCTGGCACTGTTTTCTTCGGTTAAGCAAGCCCATGTGTGCATCCACTGACCAGTTTGACGGTCAATTCTTTGACCACCGATTTCAATTTCAACGTTATCAAAAATACCAGCACCGGCGTTAGCGACGTTGCCGGAACTCGGGGCAACAGTGGTACCATCAAACTCATAGTAGAGTCTGTAGACGAGGTCACCGTTGCGCGAAATCGTTGAGGTTACGCGAGAACTGGTTCCAACAGAGCCGTTGATGGTCTGTTCAATGGATTCCATCGAGAAGTTAGTGTGTCTGCGGTAGACAACTTTGAAGAAAGTGATTTGTGGGTTACCCGTAAGGTAGATATCCTGAGCACCGTAAGCGACAAGTTGCATTAATCCTCCTCCCATTTTATACTTTATACTTAGAAAATAATTTAAGAAAAAACCGTAATATATTTTATAGTTAATTTATAAATGGATATTGAACCTTTAAAATCTTATCTCCAAAATAAAGGGAATATTTGGGAAGAAATTAACACTTTCTTAGACGATAGTATAAGGTCTAAAATACGTTCAACGGAATATATTGAACAAGGATTTTTCATCGTTGATAAATTATTCTTTGTTAAAAGAAATACACTTGAATTAGAATATATTGGTAAAGTTTTCTGTATTAATGGATTTGAAATTGGTATTAAATTGAGTCAGTATAGAAATGTTACTTTAGATTCTAAAAAATATTATATTTTTAGAAAGATAAAAGAAAAAACAAAGCGTGAAATAATGGAAGAATTATTAGAAAAATTATAAGAAATAAAGGGGATTAACATTAAGTACATATTTGCGACATACTGGGCATTTTTTATCATTTGATATAGTATCCGTATTATTTATATCTTCCATTTCTAAATGATTTTCTAAACATTTTTTACAAAAAGTATGACCACATGGATTAATGAAATGAGTTACTTGATCTTCCATACAAACAACACACATATTTGTAACATTCATCTTATTTACTTTTCTGAGTAAATAAATATATTTTAAAATATTTTTCCTTTCAGTCGTGTAATCTTTTTTCGCTTTTTTAAAACTTTCTAGATTGGAAAGTTTACTTGAAAGGTTATTTATATTTTCTATTAATGGTTTTATCTCACAATAGTCAAGAGAAGATAAAGTTTCTAAAAACCTTATAAAGTCACTTAAATTTTTTTCATTTGATTTTAATTTATTTATTTCAAAATTTAAATTTTCTTCAGATTTATATAATTTATCTTGAAGTGTTTTAAATTCTTCATTAATACCTTTTATTTTTTCATATAATTCGTCTATTTCTTTATTATCATATCTTTCATCATCATAATCTTCATCTTCAAAATCAGAGCGTTTACTTAATATATCAAGTATATTGGACTTCATACTTTTAATTTCAGATATATATAGTGGTTCAATATTATCATACAATTGTGAAATATTATCAGCATTACAATAATAACTGTCCCCAGTGTTCAAAGAGGAAAATGGTAATGGGTCGGGTTGTGAACCAGTATTATTATAAACATTCGGATGAGTTATATTATACATATTTAGAAGGTGATTAATATTTGAGACGTCCATTTCAACAGTATATTCAATTCCTCCAGTATTGCCCATATCGGGTATATTATTTTCATTATTTCCTTCCATATTTATTATATAAATTGTATTAGTATTTAAATAATTATTCACATAGAATATCCATTATTTTAAACTTTATTTTGGCAGTATTTTTATCCTTTAATTCAATGAGTTTACCTTTATATTTGGAAGGGATTTCATCATAGTATAATTGCGAAATATTATAAAAAGATGTTAACATCTTAAATAGTTCTTCTTCACCAACATGGTCTATTTTCTCCATAAAAGGATCTAATACTTTCTCAACATAACCTGATATTATTTCTTCTTTTTCTAAATGAGTTATTAGTATTGACAATCCAATAATGTTGTCTATATTCTTATTCCTTTTACAAAGGTCTTCATATGAATCACTCATTACATTAAATTTATTAAAAAAATCATCATAATGTTTATCACATCTTTTTATGATAAATGATACTTTATTCTTATTTTTATTAATTATTTCTTTTAAAATAGATACATATAGATATGTATATCTATGGTGTAATATAGACTTTTCAATAATTGTTTCTATAATATATGGTATTAAGTGTTCTTTATTGATGAGTTTTACGATAGAAGACTTTATTGTTTCAAAATTAGTTTCGGTTAATTTATTTACAAGACTATTTATATTTTTAATATCTTCGGTATCTTCATTTTGGACTTTTCTATATTTTTTATTCTTTTGAACACCAATGCGATAATATTTTTTATTAGTTTCAATAGAATCTAGGAAGTTAACTAATTTATTTATCTCTTTTTCATTTTTTAATTTATATTCTTTAAAATTTTCTTTAAAAGAAGGATTTCCAAATAAATCAATAACTTTTTCAAATGAAGTCATAATAATATTATAATATTATTATATTCTTTATATTATTTATTTAATCTTTTTTCCCATCAACAACACTCTCTACGGAATCAGATATTATTTCTGATGCTGTCTCTTTCAAAATTTCATCAACCTTTGGAGAAGATTCAATTATAACACTCTCTTTTTGAACTGTTTGAACTACATCCTTTATAGTAGCGACTTGAGGTACTGTTTCAACAACATTTTTCATTTTAAGGTCGGCATTTTGTTCTTGTGCGAATTTTTGCATTTCGCCTTTAAAATCAAATTTCTTCTTTTTATTTTCACCTTTACCACTTGAGAATTCTTGATCAATTTGTTTTCTCTTTATACTTTCCACAGATTTAGAAAATGTTTTATATGCACTCTGATGATCGGGATAATCTTCATATTTACCCGATAATCCAAAGAATTGCCATCCTTCAGTCTTTAATTGTTCAACAACCATTGAGTAACTAAAATAATTTTTATCAAGTGAAAATAATTGTAAGAAACCATTACTACCAGTAACCATTAATGATATTGTCCACGAACACCAATAAGTTACCATATCAAAATGTTTAGGTAATTTTGCTGGATCCATTTGTCCCATTGAAAGTATCGCTGGTAATAAAATACTACCAGTTGTTACTATAAATCTAAAAAGGTTGTAATATTTCTTTGTATCATCTCTTTTTTTCTCATAATATGTAATTTCTTCTAAGAATCTATGTTTTAAAATCGCTTTATCATATGTCCTTTGAAGTTCTATATCGTCTATTATACCAGAAACATTATCTGAAAAAGGCATTTATTATATATTATATTATTTTATTTACATCTCTTAATAATTGCGTTATAATTTAAATATTTAAAGATATATATTATAACTAATAGCATTAAAATGGAACAAGAAGATATTAATAATTACAAGTTAAAACTTAAGACTGAACAGGCTGGTGCTTTCCGTATACTCATAGAGGCTCTAAAAGAAATTCTAACTGAAGCAAATTTCGTATTTGATGAATCCGGTATTAAACTTATGGCAATGGACTCAACACATACAATCCTCATCCACATGAAATTAGAATCGGATAACTTTGAATTTTTCCATTGCCCTAAGAAAATAACAATCGGTGTAAACATGTTAAATTTCTTTAAACTCATTAAAACGATGGGTAATTCAGAAACACTCACACTTTTCGTTGATTATGAAAATGAAAATAAATTAGGAATTATGATAAACAATACAGAAAAAAATTCACAAACAATTTATAAACTTAATCTACTAGACATACCAGATGATAATATAAGCATTCCTCCTGCTGAATTTGAGACGGAACTATCATTACCTTCAGGTGATTTCCAAAAGATAATAAGAGATATGATTAATATTGGAGAAAATATAGAAATTAAAAGTATTGGGTCACAGTTAATCCTTAATTGTTGTGGAGATTTCGCTTCACAAGAAACAACATTGGGAGAAACAAACAATGGATTAAAATTTAATCAAACTTCGCCAGAATCTTTGCCAATACAAGGTGTATTCTCATTGAAATATTTAAGTTTATTTACAAAATGTACAAATTTATGTAATCAAATTAATCTCTACATTAAAAATGATTATCCGTTAATTATAAAATATGCTGTTGCTTCACTTGGAAATATTAAACTATGTTTAGCACCCAATACTAGTGATTAACTATCAATCACATGTTTCTTATATAAAGAATTTGATAAAATAACTTCCGAATTTTTACCTTCAATAAACTTACTCTTATACTCTATAGAATCTGAAAACCAAATTTTAATTATATTAAATTCCTTTTTCGGCGATATTGATAAACCAGTTATTTTATCATTATCTTCATTTAATAATTCATCCAATATACATTTTAAAAATATATCTCGCCATTCAGAAATAACATTGGTTGATGATATTTTAAAAGACAAACATCCACCTAACCGATTATTTGGATCTTCCCAATTTGGAAAGATCCCCTTTTTCATAACAAAAAACATACCATTCTGATAATGGTTTTGTTTAAATATACTTAGAATATGATGAATATCATATAAATCTTTTAAAATTGATAATTGTTTATATGAGGGTTTATCCCATTTATGTTCAGTTATAGAATGATACCATAATACCCATTCATCCTTAAGATCTACACATTCCATCGTATATTTATAATTTATTATAATGTTTTAAATAATTATATTATTTATATTAAATGATTACAGATATTTTAAAAAAGTATATGAATGTTTTTATAATCATTCTATATGTATATATACTTTACTCATATGATTTTAAAGATAATACACAATTACTCCTTGTAATTACAGGGATATTTATATATATTATCTACAAAAATAAAGGGAATGCCTTTACAAATGATATAATTGAAGGTAATAGAAATGAAGGCGGTGGTGATGCTGCTGCTGCTGCTGCTGCTGCTGCTGCTGCTGCTGCTGCTGCTGCCGCTGGTGGTGGTGGTGGTGGTGGTGACGGTGGTGGTGGTGACGGTGCTGGTGGTGACGGTGCTGGTGGTGACGGTGCTGGTGGTGACGGTGCTGGTGGTGACGGTTCTAACCAATTATATGTAGCAGACGGTGGTAATGATGGTTCTAGGAGACGTTTACTAGAATTATTGAATGAAGTAAGGTCAGAATTAGAATCAATGGATGAAAATACAGTAGATAGAAATGACCCTAGAGTGGATGAATTATTAAGGTTGTATGTAGAAGTATATCCTAATGTAGAAGTAAATTTACCAAATATATTAAGTGGTGCGGATAATTTACCAATTCCAGAAATTGATTTAGAAAATGTTCCTTTAAATTTAGATCTTAATGCTTTAGAATCAATAAACATACCGTCTGATTTAACAAATAATTATAATGAAACTGAACTACCCAAATTAAAGAAGAGAATAAAATATTTAGAAGAAAAAGTAAAAGAATTGGATGATGAAGATAATGAACAAATGTTAAAAGAAAAAATTATGGAATTAGAAATAGAAAATGATAAATGGAACCAAATGGGTGAGGAAAGTAAAGAGGGTGACAAAAATTTAAAAGAGAGAAAAGTTAGATCATTTTCTAATTATAAAACAACAACCCCAATGGGTATGTATGATGGTATGTGTTTAGATCATCTTAAAAAAGAAAATATATATGACCTTGCCAACGGCGATGATGTGAATACATTTTTAGGAACAAGTTTACCATTAAAACTTAAAACACCCGATAATTCTAAATTAAATGGACCGAGCGTTGATGGAAATGATAGTTCTTCAAAAAGATTAAATATGTTTGAAACAAATAAAACATCTATATCGTGTTGCGAAGATTCACCATATTTATCATCAAATGGATGTGTTTGTTTAACTTCTGATCAGGAAGACTATTTGATTAATAGAGGTGGGAATCATGATTAGTAAATTACCTACCTAACATACGTTGATGTATTGCGTCATATGTACTAAAAGCATTACTATCTGAGGTGTTAAGTCTTTTTATTCTTTCTTTTTCTTTTTTTTCTTCCATATTATGAATAAAGTTTTGTTTTTCTAGATCTTCTTCTGAAAGTATATGAGAAATATTCTTTCTTTCGGAATTTGCCTGTCTCATTGTTTTACTTCTTTTTGAGATATCAACAGAATTTTCATCAATAAAAAGTGTATTTGAAAATGCATCTTTATAATCGCGATATTGAAGACCACTTTGGCATTCACCACTAAAATCTTCTATTTTTCCTTCACCCAAAACGGATAAACTATCTTTACCTTTATATGATATAGTTACTTGAGGTTCTCCATATGGTATTATATCTTGTTTTAATTGTTTTTTCTTTTGTTCATTAAAATGACGGTTAAAATTACCTTTACCAATAGTTTTCTTCTCTATTTTATCACTTTTAAATTTATTCTTTTCAATCCAATCTCCATATCCTCCATCGTATGCGCCATCTACCCTATTTTCTTCATATATTTTATTAAATTGTGTGCTATCAAATTTATCGGACAAATTTACATTTTGTCTATTGTCGGAATTTTGATTATTAAAATAATCTGTGTTTTCCTTTTTTAATTCATTGTGAGATTTATTATTATCTTTATCAGATAGTCTTTTTAATAGAAATTTATATGCCTGTGTTATTTTATTAAATTTTTGTTTTTCACCACCTTTATCAGGATGATGTATCATTGCTAATTTCAAGTATGATTTCTTTAAAGAAACTTCATCATAACCTTCATTTAATTCAAATATTTTTAAAATAAAATCAACCTTTTCTACGGATGTCATAGTTTTTGGTTTACTAGATTCTGTATTTTTCTTTATTTCTACTTGAGGATTATTCCTACTTAATCTTTCAAGACGATTAATTTGATTTTGTTGCGATTCTATTATTTTTTTTTGTTCTTCAATATATTTTGAATGTTCATCACTTATTTCATTGCTTTGCGAGTTACCCATTATAATATATATAAATCTACAAAAATTTTTTTAATATAACATATATTAAAATGGTTATATGCGCCCCTTGCCTATTACCGATTGTTAAAGCAGGAGCAGTTAGTTTAACAGGGGCATTTACGTATTCAAAGATTAGAGATAGAAAATATTCTAAACGGTTAGGAAAAAAGAAAAAAAAGACTGTCGGAAAAAAGAAAAAGAAAACAAAGAAAGGAGGTGGTAACAGAGATACAAAAAAACAAAAAGAATTTATAAGAGTTTGTCGTCGTGTTGAAAAAAATAAAGTATTAAATCCTAATATGAGAAATTTAGATTGTGAGAGTATGCTTGACCAAGGTTCTAAAGAAATATCTTGGATGAAAAATTGGTATGAAGATGCCCTTAAAAATAAAAAATTAGATTGGAATAAATACAATAAACATTATTCTAAAAAGAAAACAAGAAAGAAAAGTAATAAGCGTAATAAGCGTAATAAGACACGTAGAGTTAGAATGAAGAAGTAATTTAATGCTTCCTTTGCCATGGTTCTACATATCCCATTTCCAAGAAATCAAAGATATCTTTTTCTGTTTTAATCTCTTCTCCATTTGGATCTACGACATTTTTTTCTTCTGTGAGTTCTTCAATATTGTATTCATTGAGAGTATACCCCTTATCATTTGCTTCTTTTCTCATCATTTGGTTAAATTCCTTTGATCCTGTGAAGTAAAGGATTGCAAATGGATACTCATGTGACTTTGTATACATGATGTCAATACGTCTACCAGGACCAGCTCTCCCCAACTTACTAATACCATTGTATTTCTTTCGTCCAAATGCGAGGTCTTCAATGAGGTAAGCATCTTTCTTAAGTTTCTTGATAAACTTATCATAAGTTGTCTTGTCCGTGGATGTCAAGAGGACATCAATATCTCCACTATCATCCTTCTTCCTTCGGTAAGATCCTGCAATGGTAAGTTCAGCGGATTTGTCAACCTTTGCTAGAACATTCTTCAGAAGTCTTTCGTGCTTTTGAATCTCTTCATAGGGTATCCTTAGAAGAAGATCATCATAGTGCTTCAATCCAAGGAGTTGAACATTGTTTAGGAGTGAATCCTTATCCTTAGACTTGCGAAGTTCTTCAATACTCCCATAACCAGCATCAACAAGTTCCTTCGCCTTCTTCGGACCAACACCATGAATATCCATAAACTCCTTTCTCGGATCCTTGATGTCCTTGATATTTTCATACATACTCGTAGTTCCTGTTTTCTTAATATCATCAATCTTTTTGTATAGACTATCACCCACACCTTTAATAGACTTGATATTGTGTTCCGTCAACTCAATATCAGAGTTCATTTTCTTGAAACCTTCAACTACCTTCGTGTAGGATGCCGCCTTAAAGCGCTGACCGTTTCGTTTTTCGTATTCTGAGAGTTCCTTGAAAATCTTTATGATAAGTTGAATCTTTTCGGTAGATTCCTTATCCACCTTTTCCTTGATAGTTACATCATCCCTCTTTCTCATATATCGTGCGAATCTTGGTTTGCCACTATCTGTCCTCCCTGAATGAGTGATACTGATAATCGTTCCCACCGGATGTGTTTCTTTGTAGTTTTCTCGTGTTTCATCATCCATACCCGAAACAGTGAACACATGTCCTTCCTTCTTGTCAATAACATGGTAAGTATCCATATTGATGAGGGGTTGACAGACAAATCCACCAAGCATCCCCACATACTTCCCTTTACCCTCTGTATAATCTATAATAAGTGCTTCTTCATCAAAGGAGGGTTTCAATTTAAGCATTAGGTTGGATCGTCCATTCTCATACATTGACTCCCCCTGCTTGATCATTACTCCTTCCCCACCTCCTTGAATGACCTTTGTATATGCAGTCATCAATTGTTCTTCAGACTTGATCTTAGTCTGAGGAGCAAATACCAGAGGACACTCAATGGTGTTGAATGGTTCTGGTAGACCCTTACGGAGAATATTCCACCTAACGGTATTATCTTTAACAATCTTCTTCAAAAGTTTAATTCTCTCAGAGAAAGGTTTTTCCTTATCTGGGAGATCATATGCCATAAACTTCACAACAATCCAACTTTCATCTTCTGGTTCTTTTCTCCTGACGACCCCCATGTGCTGGAAGTTTTCTCTTCCAACCCATAATTCTCCATCAATTTTTTCCTTGGGAGGCATTGCCAACTTGTACCAGTCAGGCGCGTTAAAAATCTTAAGGGCGCGGGAATAGAAATCTTTCTCATCATCAATCCATTGTGCCCTGTATCCATCAAACTTCTCTGACCAATACCATCCTTCTGGAGGAGGAGGACCTGTCGCAGATTTGGGGAAGGTCATCCCCAAATGGCAGTCTTTTGCTAGCATAAATTTGGAGTTCACCGGCATTATTTATCTTCTATTCTTAATTTAAGAAAATATCTTTAAGTTTTTCAAATTTGATTTCTATTGTCTTTTTTTTTAAAAAGAAAATAGAATAAAAGATGCCGTGTAGTCACTGTGGTGGTGCTGGCCACACCTACGTCAAATGTCCTCAGTTGACTCCTGAACAAATCAAAGAGAAGAAGGATTTTGCCTTGAAGAAGAAAGAAGAGAAAGAAAAAAAGAAAAAGATGAAAGAAAGGCATAACGAGATATTTCAAAACCGCGATTATTGCTTTAGAAACAATAACATGTATGAGGTCGCGGTATATTGGGGATTCTCAGATATTATGGAAAATGAAGGTAAGGAGAAAAATCGGTTGATAAGACTCAACTATATATCCGCGATGACAGAACAAGTCATACCTATTTCTAAACTCTACCGGGTAGTTATCTTCCCTACACTTGAAGTCCCCAATCCAAACAACCCTAGTAATGCTAAAAAAATCATCACGATTGATGATGAATTTAACACTCTCTTTAAGGTCCTAGATGTTGAATTGGAAAAATATCCAGACCTAATATTTGAGTTCTCGCGCGAATACAAACCACCTAAAAACGAACTTGAACAGTGGAAAGAATTTGCCCTTAAATCCCACTACCTTCTCAAAGAAATTCAAAAAATGACAACCACAAATAAGAAAGATGAAGATGGAGATATTATATACCATGAAAAATATGAGAACATTGATCCTTTCCTTAAAATTATACAAGACATACCTATTCCAAATACATGCACAGAAGCAGATAAAGAAAAAGCAGGAATCCCATCTGCCCTCACTAATATCACATGATTAACGCATATTCTGCTTGATTTCCTTTATATCAATTTTAATATCAGCAAATTCATTTTTAAGATCATTTTTAATTTCATTAATACTTCCTTTCAAATGAGATAATTCATTTGTAATTATATCAACGCTATTTATTTTTTTTTCTTGTGCCTCTACCTTTAAATGTAGTTCCTTAAGGGTCTGTGAATAAGCACCGTAGTTTATAAAAGCAGTGCTGACACCAGCACATACAGCAAATATAGGTGCTAATTTAGTAAAGTTAACACTCATGAAACGGGTTGTATAGTGTTTAATATTGTATATATTAAAATAAACGGTCAATCAATTAAATAGACTTAAGAATATAAATGAAAATAATCTATAAATGTTCAATAAAATATTATTCTATCCTATTATATGTACGCTAATATATAATAATATAATAAGTTATATAGATAATAAAAAAAAATTTAAAGAATTATTTGATTCTTTAGAAAATATAAACATAAAAATTGAGAATATTAATAAATTTATTAATAGAAAGAAAGTAATGTTTGAAATAAATAATGACGAACATAATCTTTTTATTGACGAAAATAATTATTCATCTGATGAAGGGGGTATTTCTCAAGAGATTAATTAAAACATCATCATTTCATCTTCTAAATTTACTTTTCCACCTATTCCTGAGCTAGGGTGTCTTTGAGAATTTAAGGGTTTTTTCCTTACTTCAAACTTTTTATCATTATGTATAATAAGGACTTGGGGTTGTCGGTATTTATCTTCCCCACAATCACTGTGTTTTCCAAATGCTCTAGACATCCCTACGTCAACCCTCCATAATCTATCATTATAGATTGAATTGAGGTATTTGCCATCCATAAATTGTGGTGTATGGGCGATCACCATACCTTTTATTGGTTGTAATAATTTATTCTTGCGATTAACAGAATTTAATAAATTATCAAAATTTCCTTCAGTATTTTCTGGATCATCGTCTTCTCCAAAAATTCTACACCAAAATGGAGACATATCGTCATCATCTCTAAATATTTCATCAAATATTTTGTCTTCTGTTTTATCTGTATTTTTAATCATCCATTTTGAAACAATGTTATTTATTTCAGTAATACTGTATTTATTAACTAGATCAATACTCAGTCCACCATGAACAAATAAATAACTACCAACTATCATGATAGATTTCTTTTTAGAAGCGTATAATTTTGATATATTACCACCTCTTTCAAATGCTTTGGTTCTATGGTAATAACCATTTGGATAACCGTCACTTGTTTTTTGTTTATTCCTTTCATTTACAGGAACAAATTCTAAAAACTCTTCTGGAGAAACATAACGAAAATCTTTATCTATATTCATTAATTCATGGTTTCCCAAAAGTCCCAATACTCTTCCACCCATTCTCCGTGCTTCATCATCTAACCTTAGAAGGAGTTTAATAATTGCCATATTACTACCTTCATCCTCTACAACATCATTGAAATCCTTAATACAGTTTTTTTCCCAATCATCTGGACGACATCTATCAATTTGATCTCCCAATTGAACAACCCATGTATTTCCTCCACTCCAATGTACATTATCAATATCCCTTGGATTTGATGTCTGAGGTATAACTTCTGCCAGTTTCAGAGCATCTATAGTTACTTTTAAATCTCCATGTAAATCCCCCACAGCTACTAAACGTTCAACAGATGGATACATACCAATTAAATCATACTGTGGATTTAATTTTTTAACTTCTTCTTTATGTTCACCGGTATAAGTTTGTTTTATTACATTCCTTTCATGTGTTTCAACCGCTTCTTTCTTTTCTATTCTAGTAGTTG